GGCGGCCTGGTCGACGATGAAGCCGCGCGCTCGGGCACCGTGTTCAATGATTTCTATGGCCAGTTGCTGGGTGCCGGCGTCGAGGAAACGACCGCGGCGCACCAGGCGCTTGCCGCACAGTCCGTGTTCCGGACGTGGGAGTCGCGCCTGGGCATGGAGCCGGACACGCTGGCGAACCGCTACCAGTTCAACATCAACCGGCCGCAAGCGGCGCCAGCCGGTGCCCCGCGCAACGTCGATGCCTCGCTGGATCCGGCCATCGAGCAGGTGCGCAAGCAGCGCGCGAGCGGCAAGGATTCCAGCATGGAGTTCCCGGCCGACAACCTGGCCAGCCGCATCATTGCCATGGGTGGCATCAATCCGGAGTCCGTGGGTGCGGGCGATCTGCGCAAGGTCGGGCGCGTGGGCCTGCTCAACAACAGCGGCATGACGGTGGAGGCTGCGGCCGAGGCGCTGGCCAATGACGGGCTGGGTGACCTGTTCACCACGCGCGACGAGTTCGGGCGCCCAGATTACCGCGAGCTGCTGGAGATGCTGTCAGATGAGGCCCAAGGCCTGCGGACCTTCACGGACCCCTCGCGGTCGGTGTCGGCCGCGGCGGCGGTGGAGAACCAGTCCCGTGTCGATACGGTGGCCGGCATCATCAGCAAGCTGGAAGGCCAAGGCGTGGCGGTCGACGACCTGTCTGTGCCCGAGCTGCGCGCGCTGATCGAGCCCATGCTCAACGAGGACGACGTGTCCGGCGAGACTGGCCCGTCCGGCATGTTCTATCAGGACGCCCTGCCCGACACCCCGACGTATGAGCAACTGGTGGCGGAGCTGGCGCGGGTGAACAACCTGCTGCGCACCGACCAGTTGACCGGCATGCGCAACCGTTTCGCGTTTGAGGAGGATGCGAACCTGGGCTGGACCACGGTGTCCATGCTGGACCTGGACGGGCTCAAGAATCTGAACGACGCCATTGGCCAGCACGCGGGCGATTCGCTGCTCAAGGCGGCCGGTAGCGTTATGTTGGCCGCTGAAACCGACGGCGTGCGTTTCTATCGGTACGGCGGTGACGAGTACACCGCGCGCATCCGCGACCCCGAAGTGGCTGCGGCGCTGATGCAGGAGGTCGTAGACCGCCTGGATTCCGCCGACGTGACCATCATGTCGGGCGGCGTGGAATATCTCTACCAAGGCATAGGAGCAGGTTATGGCATCGGCCAAACGTTCAACGAAGCGAACGAAAACGAAAAAGCAGACAAGCAGCGAAGGCTCGACGCCGGAGTCCGGGAGCGCCGTGGTACCGATGGGACGCCTGGACGCTTACGCCAGCTTCCCGAAGGCGAGCGCAGGGGCGACGGTGAAGGTGCACAACCGGAAGGTGTAACGCCCGAGGGGATGCTGTTCCAGTCTGATTCTGGACTGGTCGCCACTCACAACATTTCAGGGCACAAGCTGCTGCATGCGCTGCGCATGGGTGGCATTGCTGTGCCGTCGCTGGCCGTCACCAAGGCGGACCAGGCCATCACCGGCTTTGGCGAGATTACGCTGGTGGGCTCCAAGTCGCTGGTGGATCCGAAGCGCGGGGCCAAGACGTTCGGCGCGGATATATACTCGCCCCGTTATCCGTCCATCGAGTACAAGCTGGATAAGCAGGCGCTGCAGGCCCTGAATGAGGCGCTGGCGCCTTATCGTGCCGAGGGTGATCGGGAGATTTACGGGTCCGAGATTCGTCGCTACGAGGACCTGACCCAGATCAAGTCGTTCAAGGAGTACGCCAAGGCGCAGAACCAAGGCAACAGCTACGCCGAGTACAAGCTACTGGCGGAGAAGCTGCTGACCCGGGTTGGTGCTACCGAGGTCCTGTTCAACGGCTACACCAACAACGGAAATCGCAAGTACAAGCCGCACACCCTGGACAACGTCATCAAGGAATTGAAGAAGAACCTGCGAGGCGGGGAAAACTTCAACTACGGCACCGGGTCGCTGCGCGCCAAGTTCACGCCACAATTTTCGTCCATCGCTGGCATCCAAAAAGCGCAGGACCGGCTGGTGTCGGCGGAAGATTTTGAGGCGGTGAAAGCCGAGGTCGAGGCCGAGTTGTTCGCCATCGTGGCAGACCTTGCCCCGTATTCCAGCCGCGGCGGTTCGTTCGCGTTTACGGATACGGTGATCGGCGTGCTGGAGGATTCGGCGCGCATTGGCATGTCCCGCGCGCTGGCCGATTACGACATGGACGGCGTGCCCGAGGAAACCAAGGCGCGGATGGGCCAGTACCTGACCCGGCTGCGCAACATGCCGACTGAATACTTTGAGGCCAAGCTGCTGCGCGCGGTGGACCCGGGCGAGTTCAGCGTGGCGGTGGTGCCGAGCGACGTGTCGCCCGAAGTGCTGTATGCCCTGCAGTCCATTGGCTTGCCGATTGTGTCCTACACGGCCGGCGATGATACGGCCCGGCGCCAGGCGGTGCAATCTGCTGCAGCCAATGCCGAGGTGCTATTCCAGTCCGATGCTCCGCTGGTCTCTGCGCTGGCGCAGTCCGTCGATGCAGCCAAGGGTGCCCCAAAGAAGGGCGACGCGACCGCGTGGAAGGGCTGGCTGGACGGTGCGCAGCGACGCGGCGAGTTCAAGCAGGCCGAGCGCGACTGGATGGGCGTGGATGCCTGGCTGGATTCGGCCGGTGAGGTGACGCGCGAGCAGTTGCAGGAGTATGTGCGCGCGAACCAGTTGCAGATTCAGGAGGTAAGCCTCGGGGTGCCGCCTGCGATCAACGACGTGGGTACCGCCATCGACTACATTGCCGAGCGGGTGGATAGCACGGCGGAAGGTGTGCGGGAATCCTATGGCTACAGCGATGACGCGGATTATATTTCGCTCGCCAACGACATGGCTGCGCGCGCCACTGGCTTGTCGGATGCCACGAAGTTCTCCCAGTACCAACTCCCCGGCGGCGAGAACTACCGCGAGCTGCTGCTGACGTTGCCTGCACAATCAGCCACCGATGGTGGGTATGGCGATTGGCAGCAGCACGCGGCGAGCATGGGATTCATGCAGGAAGCGATCGACGAGGTGTGGAACGATCCGGACCGAGAATCCGATCTTGAGTTTGAGGCGTGGCGCCAAGGGCAGACCGATGGCCCCGCCGCCGCACAGTACCGCTCCAGCCACTTCGACCAGCCCAATATCCTGGCGCATGTACGTTTCAACGAGCGCACCGACGCCGATGGCAAGCGGGTGCTGTTCCTGGAAGAAGTGCAATCCGACTGGCACCAGGCTGGGCGGAAGTCGGGTTACAAGGGCGCCGGCCGCGCGATCACCGATGCCGAGTTCGCGGAGTTCCAGCAGCTTGGCCGACTGACCGAAACGACCCCGGCGCAGGATGCGCGCTACGCTGAACTGCTCGCGCTCAACGAAAACGGCCCCAGCAACGCCGTCCCCGACGCCCCCTTCAAGACCACCTGGCCCATGCTGGTGATGAAGCGGATGCTGCGCTATGCGGCAGAGAATGGGTTTGATCGCATCGCGTGGACCACGGGCGAGCAGCAGGCGGCGCGGTATGACTTGTCGAAGCAGGTGAATGAGGTAACGGTCGGATTCCGTGGCGATGAGCGCATGGTGATGATCGAGGCTGGCGGTAACACTATGGAGCGAGCGGTGGTGAACGTCGATGGCGTCATCACTGAATCCAAGCGGGGCTATGAAGGCAAGGGATTGGATGAGGTCATCGGCAAGGAGATGGCCGACAAGATCATGGGTTTGTCTGCGCCAGCCAATCTAAAGGGCGACGACCTGAAAATTGGCGGCGAAGGCATGCGCGCCTTCTACGACAAGATGCTGCCCGCCGAGGTCAACAAGCTTGGCAAGAAGTTCGGGGCGAAGGTTGGGCGCGACTGGATTCGGACGAATAAAGCGGCCGAGGCAGATGCCGATCTGGACCTGCTTGCCCAGCTTGGGCAGGACGTTCCGGGTGCCACGCGCGGCAAGGACGTTGGTATGGAGGTCCACTCGCTGGATATCACCCCAGCCCTACGCGAGGCCGCACTGGAAGGCCTGCCCCTGTTCCAAGGTGGCGCTGCCCCACGCGGCGGCATCACGGGCGGGGACGGCCGGTCCATCATTGGGGACCAGCCGGGTGCGGACGGGCGCCGGGTGTTCAATATCAGCCTGTTCGCGGGCATGAATTACTCCACGTTCCTGCATGAGAACGCGCACGCCTTCCTGGAGATATTCGGGGACCTGGCCGAGGCCGAGGGTGCGCCCCAACAGGTGAAGGACGACTGGTCCAAGGCGCTCAAATTCATGGGCGTGGAGAACCGTGGCCAGATCGGGCGCGACCAGCACGAGCTGTGGGCGCGTGCGGGTGAGGCCTACCTGCGCGAGGGTCGTGCACCGTCCCCGTCGCTGCGTCGGTCGTTCGCCAACTTCAAGGTGTGGCTGACAGGCATTTACCGCACGGCCACGTCCCTGCGTGTCGAGCTGACCGACGAGGTCCGCGGCGTGTTCGATCGCATGTATGCCACCGATGCCGAGATTGCCGAGGCCAAGCAGCAGCAGGGCCTGGGTGCGATGTTCCGGCACGGGGAAACCATCGGCATGACGCCCGAGGAGGAGGTGGCCTACTGGAACGCCGTGGACGCAGCCCAAGCGGATGCCGAGTCCGCGCTGGTGGCCGAGGTGCTCACGGCCCAGCAGCGTGCCGCCAAGGCCTTCCTGTCGGCCGAGCGTCGCAAGGTGCAGGCCGAGGTCGAGGCCACAACCCGCGCGCTGCGTCCGTACAAGTCCATCCGTTGGCTGCGCCAGGGCCTGCTGCCCGATGGCTCGCCGGTCCCGACCCCGATCAAGCTGTCCCGCCAGGCCCTGATCGATGCGGGCTACCTGCCGGCCTTCATTCAGCGCCACCTGTCCGGCATGTATTCCAAGAATGGTGGCATGAGCCTGGAGACGGCGGCCGAGCTGCTGGGCTACGGCGGCGGTGCCGAGATGGTGCAGGAGATTGTGGACGCGCCTGCGTTGCAGGAAGTGATCAAGGCCGACACCGCGCGCATCATGGCCGAACGCTACCCGGATCCGCTGGTCGACGGGACGTTGGTAGATCGTGCCATGGAGGCCGTGCACCGCGAGAAGCAGGGCGAGGCCATGCTGCTGGGCGTCCAGGCGCTGGAGCGCCATGTGGACGGCCGTGTGCGGTCGCAGGCGCATGTGCTGATGGAAGTCGCCAAGCGGCTGATTGCCACCAAGCGCGCGCGCGATCTGCAGCCCAACACCTACCGGCTGGCCGAGGCCAAGAACGGCCGGCTTGCGCTGGCGGCGGCGGCAAGGCAGGACTGGCCGGCGGCGGCATCCGCGGCGCGGCAGCAGTTGCTTGCCCACCATCTCTACAACGAGGCGCGTCGTGCGCGTGCCGAGGTCGATGCGGCCCAGAAGTTCCTGCGCAAGCAGGGCGAGACCAATGCCCGCCAGAAGCTGGGCAAGGCCGGTAATTACCTGACCCGGGACGGTTCGTATCTGGAGCAGGTGGACGGCATCCTGGAGCGTTACGACCTGAAGCCCATGTCCGGTGCGGCGGCGGATCGGCGCGCGTCGCTGGCGTCTTGGATCCAGTCGCAGGAGGAAGCCGGCTACGACGTCGCCATCCCGGACAGTGTGCGCAATGAGGCCCAGCGCACCCCGTTTCGCGAGCTGACGGTGGAGCAGGTGCGCGAGGTGCGCGACGCGGTGAAGCACATTGTTGCCATGGCTCGCCTGCGTAACAAGCTGCTGCTGGCTCAAGACGGCCGCACGCTGGATGACAACGTGGCGGACCTGGTGGCCACGGCCGAGGCGAATCACACCGTCCTGCCGGAAGCCATGGACCTGTCCCCGTCGTTCTCGCGCAAGTTCGGGGACTGGCTGTCCAAGATCGACGCCACCCTGCTCAAGCCCGAGTTCCTGTTCACCTGGTTGGATGGGGAAAAGGCGAACGGTCAATTCTGGCGCAAGCTGTTTCAGCCTTTCGTAGATGCCGAGGCCGACGAGGTCAAGCGCATGGCGGTGGTGTCGACGGCGCTGCGCGAGCTGTTCAAGGACTACAAGCGCGGCAAGCTGTCGGTCGAGCGTATCCATGTGCCGGCTGCCAAGACGCGCAAGTTTGCGGGCAACTTCACCCGCGAATCCCTGCTGGTCGTGGGCCTGAACATGGGCAACGACTACAACCGGCAGGCGATGATGGACGGGTTTGGCTGGACGGATGCCCAGCTCCAGGCCGTGGCGGCGCACCTGACCGAGGCGGACTGGGACACCGTGGCCGGCGTGTGGAAGCTGTACGAGTCGGTGCGTCCGGATGCCTTCGCCCTGGAAAAGGCCATGACTGGCCTGGAGCCCGAGCAGGTGGAGGCCGCCCCTTTTATGACCCCGAACGGCCGGATGCTGGCCGGTGGCTACCACCCGATCAAGTTTGATTCTGCTTTCAGCTTCCGTGCCTTCCAGCGTGACGCCAAGCAGGCGGTGCAAGATGCGTATGGCGGTAACTTCGCCAAGGCGGCCACGAAAAAGGGGCACCTCAAGGCCCGCACCGGCACGGGTGGCCAGCCGATCAAGCTCTCGCTATCGGTGGTCTCCGAGCATCTGACCAACGTGATCCACGACGTCACGCACCGGCGCGCGCTGTTCGACGTGCAGCGGCTGCTGGACCATCCCGATGTTCGTGGCGTGATCGAGGCGACGGCGGGCCGGAACGCCTACCGCGTCCTGAATCCGTGGCTGCAGCGCATCGGTGCGGACCCGGCCATGGACGTCAACCCCCTGGAGGCTATGTTCCGGCGCGCGCGCGTGGGTGCCACGGTGGTCAACATGGGGTTCAAGGTCACCACGGCGCTGACCCAGCTCACGGGCTATACCCAGTCCATCGAGGTGATGGGTGCCGGCGCCATGGCGGTGGGCTTCCGTGAGTTCGGGCGGAATCCTCGCCAGGCCCTACGGTTCGCCATGGAACGCTCCCAGGTCCTGCCGCACCGCATGCAGTCCTATGACCGCGACGTGCGGGACAGCCTGTCGCGCATCACCAGCGGCGGCCTGCGCGATGACGTGCAACGGTCGTTCTTCTTCCTGACCGGCATGGTCGATATGGGTGTGGTCGTGCCCACCTGGCTGGGCGCGTACCACAAGGCCATCGGCGGTGATCAGGCGGGCGTGGATGCCGGCAACGAGACCGACGCCATTGCCTACGCGGACGGCGTGGTCCGTCAATCCCAGTCTTCGGGCTCCACCAAGGACCTGGCCATGGTGCAGCGGGGCAATGAAGCCTTCCGCATGTTCACCATGTTCTATTCCTACTTTTCGGTCCTCTACAACCTGGGGCGCCGGGGCATTCGTCGCACCAAGTCGACCAAGGATCTGCCACGGCTGGCAGCGTCCACGTTCTACCTGTGGTTCGTGCCCTACGTCCTGGCCGAGCTGCTGGCCGGTCGCGGCCCCGAGGATGACGAGGAGTGGGGCGACTGGTGGGTGTCGCACGTCCTGCCTGGCTTGGCCACGTACCCGATCCAGACCATTCCGGTGGTGCGCGATATCGTCAACGGTGCGGTGGGTGACTTCGGTTATTCGCCCTCGCCAGCCTTCGACGCCTTTGAGTCCGCGGTGGGCTCGGTCAAGACGGTGGTGGTCAAGGGCGGCAAGATCGCCATTTCCAAGCTCACCGGCAACGAGACCGACGAGGAAATAAAACGCCGGGATATCAAGCAGTTGGTGATGACGGCTGGATATTGGGGGAAGCTCCCCAGCCGCCAGGCGTGGATTACCGGCAGTTACTTGTATGATTTAGCTGTCGGCAACGAGCAGCCGGAAAATATTGGCGACGTCTTCAATGGCCTCGCCTTCTCCCGTCCAGAACCCAAGGAATAAGCCATGTCCGTCCAAGCCGATGACGCACTGAAAGAATATCCCGGCAACGGCGCGGCCGTTTTGTTCGACGGGCCGCGGCTGTTCGATGCCGATACCCTGACCGTTTCCCTGGTGGATGACGCAACGGGCGCGGTCACCAGTCCGTCCTATACCCTGACCAATGTGGGTGTGAATGGTCCGTGTGTGGTGCAGATGGACGTGGCGCCTCCGCTCGACTACACCCTGCAGCTACGTCGAACCTTGCCCTACGCCCAGACCGCTGACTTCACGAACCAGCAGACCCTGCTGCGTCGCGTTGTAGAGAATACGTTTGACGTGGTCGTCATGCTGATCCAGCAACTGGCGGATGGCGTGAAGCGGTCCTTTAAGCTGGGTGACAACGTGATTGGCGTGGATGCCACGTTGCCGGCCCCAACCCCGCTCGCATACTGGCGCTGGAATGGCGCGGGGAAGGCGGTGGAGTATGTGTTTCCTGACGTGTACTCCGCCCCAGGCGGATCCGATCAGGTGGGCTTTCTGCAGGCGGGCTCGGGCGCAGTCGCGCGCACGGCGCAGGACAAGATGCGCGACCTGTTTAGCGTCAAGGATTTTGGAGCGACCGGCAACGGCACGACGGACGACACCGCTGGAGTGCAATTAGCGCTTGCAGCGGCGACGCGCGGTGTGTATTTCCCGCCGGGGACCTATCGCATCACGTCGGCGCTGACTCTGACGGGCAAGACAGATTTCGCCATTGTTTCGGATGGCGCCACGATCTACGTCGATGCCGCGATCACCGGCTTGACCATCAGCAACATGGATGGATTCAAGGCGCACGGTGAATTGAATTTCACCGGCATCGTTTCTGCTACCGGCTTCAACATCAACACCATTGCGAATAGCCAATTCGGCGGGTTCCGTGCGAAGGGCATAGCCATTGGTGGCATCCTCGGCACGCCAAGCAACAAGACCTACGGCGGCGTCAGTGTTCCCGACCAGACCCGTCTACATGGCTTTACCGCTATTGGCTGCGGCGTCGGCTTCCGAGTAGATGGCGAGTACTACGAGATGGTATCCCCGCAGATCATGGGATGCAGCAGCTACGGCTTGCACGTTCGTGGCGGTAACTTCTCTGCGACTGGCGGCATCATCAACGGCAACCGGATTGGCGTGTACGTGCAGGGTGGTGTCCTGGCCAACAGCGACCACGGCAAGATCGTGGGTGTCACGATGAACCACAACCTTGCCGCGAATCTTTACATCAAGGACACAGACTTTTCCTTCCACGTTACCGGCTGCGATCTGTGGGCAGCGATTGGCGACGGAACGGCCAACGGACAACTGACCGAAGCAGGGCGCACCACGTCCTTCGGCGTGTACCTACAGAACTGCGACAACATCAACATGGTCGGCAACACCATCGCGCGCAACCGGGTGAACGTGGGCATCGACGGGATTGCCACGTCGGTCCTGTCCAATAACCACTACATCACCGATTCGGCCCGCACCACTTCGCACCTGAAAGAATACGGTGCGAATCACTCCACCTATGGCCTCAACGCGCAAAATATCTACGGCCCCAACGCGTTTGAGGGTGCGCTGCTGGGTGGCGGAACGGCACGCTATGAATTGCTGACCAGCAACCTGACCCAAGCCAATCGCCTTGGCCGTTCGGTCGGCACCACTGGCAGCAATATGTCCAAGGCGGATGGCACGGTCACGGGATCGTATGACTTCGTGGGCGACAACGAATTGCTGTACCTGACCAGCGACACGCCGGCCACGGTGACCGTATCTTCCGCGCTGTCGAATCAGACCTTTGGCGTGCTGTTCGATTCGGTTTCTGCCGGCACCAAGGCAGTTACGTTCACTGGCGCGCTGGGTATCGTGACGCAGACCGCAGGCGTGACCGTGGTCGGCAACGTGGTCACATTCAAGAACGACGGCCTGTATATTTTCAGCCCAACCGCTGACCTTCGCTGGACGATCTCCTGCGCGGGCGGCAGCGAAGCCGTGCTGACGCCTGCGTTCACCGGCGCATGGGCCAACTTGGCGGGCGGCTTTGAGACAGTCGGGTACTGGAAGGACATTAACGGCGACGTGGTGCTGCGTGGGGCAATGAACGTCCTGGGCGTCAGTAACACGTCGGCGTTCACCCTGCCGGTCGGCTACCGGCCAGCGGCGAAGGTGGCCATGCCGATTGGCTGCGATGCTGGCAAGTCTGGGTTCGTGGTGGTGAACATCGACGGGACGGTGGTCCCGACATACGAAGCGGCCAGCACGTTCGTTTCGCTGTCGGGGCTACGGTTCCGGGTGAATTAATCACCCACCCGCCTTGTCGATGGCGGGGGATTCCCCCACCGCACCGGGCGGAGAGGGGAGTGTCAGCAAATCAGCGAGCGATTGGGGGTTCATGGGGATTCCTTGGTGGTTTCGTGGGAGTGGATCGTCTGCTTTGTCCAGCCGTTCCGAATTTCCGTCCAGCCATCAGCTGGCATCCCTTCGCGCCGTAGTTCCTGCATCCGTGCGTACAGCTTTGGGCATCGGCCTGACGGCAATTCCTCCTCGTACAGCTTCGTCAGTTCATCCCACTTCCGCACAAGGCCAACCCATGCCGGATATTTTTCGGCAACTTGCGGAAGCCTAAGCCGATACAGAGGGAAGGCTGCAAGCAGACGATGACACCGGCCAAAGTCGCTCGGGTCGTATGGGACGGAAGCGCCATGCGGTAGCGGCGTGTTCTCCATGACGGACAGGATCGTTTTGCTGCTCATGCCGGTATCGCCGGACATTAACCATTCGATAGGCGTCATCCCTCAACCCCCCTTCCGCGATGCCGTGAGGGCGGCGTCGATCACATCGAATGCAGTCTCATGGCTCCCGGGGAAGACCAAGTATCCTTGCCCGTCAAGCAAAACCCATGCGCCGGTATCGCGCAGTCTCTGCGCCATGTAGTGGTTGTCCACAAGAAATGACAGTCGCTCGCTATCCGTCACACCCCCCTCCCGCTTGGCGAGGGCTTCGTTGCAAGCGATAGCGACGAACTGGGCGCGCGCCTGGTCTACCCCGTTTTCGGCATGATGATTGAACGCGACCATCGAGCCGTCAGGCATCACCAGATAGCAGGGGTCATGCTCTCCCGGTTCATCCTTTACTGAAAAAGGTTTTGCAGGCCAATCACACGTCGCCAGATTCACGCCAACCTGTGCAGCTTGCTTGGTGAGGGCTTCGACATGCTCGGCTACGTCGTGCACGGCATCCGTGAAGTCATAGGCGCTTGACCACTCTGGCCGATCACTACCCAGCACCAAGTCCAGTATGTCGTCGATGATTTCATAGGCGTGATCGCGCTCGTCGATGGTCTGCATGTGGGCGCGTTCCTCGTGAGTGTCCCCACTCACCGCTTCGCCGGGCGGGGTGGCAGCGTCGCGTTTCTGCGCTTGCTCAATGTGCCAGAGCGCGTTGCGAAATATCTTAGGTGCGTGCCAGCTTGGGTCGTAGATTTCAGTCCCTTGCGGGAAAT